TCTTGTAGCCATACATATAGATGTTTTAAAGGAGTTGCCTAAATCACCAGCGTATTTTGCAATCCATGTTCTACCTCCTGTTCCTGAATCAGATAAAGATGCAGTGTTTTGATATTCTACATCATTTCTAACAAGAACTGCATTGCCGTTAGATACTGCATTGTTTGCTTCTAATGTATTAGCGGAACGTACAACTCTTAATGTATTTGCATATGTTAAAAAGTTTGCACCATTAAGCCAGTTTTGATAGTTGTCTCCGTTTGGCTTACCAAAATTTTCTACCAGTTCATCTTCAGAAGAAACAGTAACAATTTCGTGTATTGGCCCCCATTTCGAAATTATGCTCATCGCACCTTGCGAAAGAGAAGGAATAGGTACTCTGGTTGTTAAATCTATTTCTGCCGTTGATACACCTGGGCTTACTTGAAATGCCATGTTTTTCTCCTGTTATTGGTGTAATTCTCGTACTACTATTTATTTTTTTGAGTTTTTTAGAACGATTTTTATTTAGTATAATATAAATATAATCATGAATAAGGCGATTGAGAGATTTGAGAAAAAAATTATTAAGACTGGAGACTGTTGGTTTTGGACTGCAAGTAAAACAAAACAAGGTTATGGTATGTTTTCATATGAGGGTAAATCAATACCTGCACACCGTTTTGCTTATCTTGCATATAATGGTGAAATAGGTGACAAGATTGTACATCAACAATGTAATAACACATATTGTGTTAATCCCGAACACCTCTATCTCACAACTAAAAGTGAGACCAGAGGAAAGTTTTATGTTTTAAGAATAAATCAAGAAATGATTTTCAAGGAATCTATAAGATACCTTGAGAAACTTTGTAAGTTAAGACCTGACTTGTGCGACCAAATAGAAAAATTAATAACGGAGATTAAAGATGCGACTAAAGTTCATAGAATTAATGAAGATAATCTATAGAAAATCGTTTATCAATTATCCAATTCTCGTCTCCCATCTTTTCATATTGTGGCTCTTCAAAATTTCCATCGATGAAACCGAATGGCATAACACTTTCTTCTAATTGTGCTAACTGCTCTGCCTCAAGTTTTTCTCTTAGATCCATATCAGTGACTTCTTTATAGTATCGTTGTTCTATCATCCATCCAAACAATACAAGTGTCATCACAAGATCATCATGACATCCTTCTTCTGCTTGATATGATTGACCATGTGCAACAAATGTTGTCAATTCACTTATAGTATCTAAGTCATGTATTATAAGTTTGTCACTCTCAATAAGATCTTTTAGATTAGAGCAACCTTTACGTTTGACTTCTTTTGTAGTTCTTACACCGATCTGTGTGCCACCTCCAAAACCTCCACCAAGTGTTTGCCCTGCACGTCCATTGATTGTAGCATGAAAAATATTTTCATACTCTAAATCATAATGAAGTATGTCTCCTACCTGACCTCCTATATCATTTGTTTCGACAAGAACAAATGCATTATTATAATATCTTGCAATATTCTGTACGATTGTAGGAAGCACCATTGGTGATACATTAGGGTCTCTATATTTTGCAACTTGTATATTTGGATATCGTGTAGTGTCTATGACAGATACGGCAGAATAATCAAGTCCTCTACCTCGTGCAACGTCAATAATACAGACATATGAATGTGAAGGATCTACGTCCTCATAGATGTCAAGACTGTCTCGTTTTTGTACAGGTGCTTTGTATGCAAGCATTCTTAATTTAGTTGCGGAAATTAGTGTATGCTGGGAACCAATAAATTCACAACCATATTCTTGTGCAAATTGTACTTCACTCGTGTTACGTATTGTCTCTTCTTTCCATGTTTCATCTTTACCAGGAACCTGAGACCAATGAATGTCAATTGGTATGTAATCACTACGTCCTTCTTCCGCATCAGTCCACATTTTATAGAACATATTCAATCCTTTTGGAGTAGATACGATAAACACTTTCGTAGTTTTACCAGAAGAGATTGTAGGATATACAGATGTGAAGAATTGATCAGCAAGAGACGGTGGATCAATATGAGCAAACTCATCAAGAAAAATAATGTTAAAAGAACTTCCACGAACGGCAGAAGAAGATGTTGAGGCGGCAATTATCTTACTACCATTTTCTAATTCTATACTGCCTTTATTCCATACAAGCACACCTTGTTGCAACCACTTAGGTAAATTTTCATAAGCAGTTTGTAATCTCTGCAAAATATCACGAGCAGTAGATCCTTTGTTTGCAAGAATAGCAATATTAACTTGCTCGTTGAAAATAGCGTAATGAAGAAGATAACTTATGATTGTTGTAGTCTTGCCAGTCTGTCTCGGCATTTTACAAATCACAAAACGATTATTATGAAACTTTTCAATCATGTCTTCTTGATAATCGTACATGTCAAAATTCATAAGACCATGATCAACATGAACAATTTTGACAAACTCATTACAAAAGTAAGTTGGATCGTCTTTGCATTTAAGATATTGTTGTAGTGTTTCCTCGTCATACTCCATTGCCACATTGGCGGCTTTGAGTAGAGGATTACCTAAATATATTTCTCCTGCCATATTATGGGTACTTTATTTCGTAATTGATTGTGCCTTGGTCGGCATTTATATTTCCAATTGATGCTTTTGATCCTATGATCTTTAACTCAATTGAACCTGTATTTACCAATCTAAAATGAACTATTCCGTTTCTCCATTTTGCATCATCTAAGTTTGCTTGATAAAAATTTTTACCTGCAAGTATTTCTTTCATTTGTGTTTGAGATTTTGTATCTGAGTTTAATTTTTTTGATATTGCTCTGCTAAAAAATGATGATGTAGACTTAGGCAAGTTTTCTATAATTTTATCCATAATGTTTGCTCCACCCTCAATTTTATCAGTATAATCACGTATTGCTTCTTCTACAAGTTCTGTTTGACTATTTGACACACCTGTTCTCATTTTATTGAAAATATCGTATGTTCTTGGTATGTTTTGTTTGTTTATTCCTAGAATTTTTCTAATACCATATTCATACAATACTTCTTTTGCTCCTCTTTTTCCTTCAAGTGTTTTTGCACTTATATTAATAGACTTTGCCGTTTTAGCAAGTTGTGAAAATACTGAATTACCCACTCTTATATCAGCATAATTTTTCATACCAGCAGGTAAAAGATTACCGAAAAAAGCAGCCTTAGCACCTACTCCATATTTGCTTGAAATAGGTATTAATTCACCATCAGTTAATCTCACAAAACTATCAACGCCCTTGAAAGCATTATCTGTAGGAACTAAAATATCTTGAACTCTTTTACCAAGAAAAATATTAGGGTGACACACTGATGTTTGCCCTGATATTGCTAATAATCCTATTAAAATTTCTCCAAAATAAGTACCAAGTTCATTTTTATGAGTATCAGATACATCTGTGAAATCTATTTCTGTATAATTACCTGATGCAAAAAATTTTTCCATTTGTTCTTTTACAACAGGATATTTTTTACCTTTTATAGAAAGTCCATCTAATACACCGTCTTTGATTTGTTTTATAGTAGATATTACTTTAACTGGTTCTAATCCTGTAGACAGATTTACTTTATCGTCTTTACCCTCACCTATAAAATCTTCTGCTAATATATTTAATCTAGGAACTGTTTCTTTACCAGGCTTACTCGTTAATGGCTTTGCTACACTTGCGAATGGAAACAAACCTATTTTGGTATCATATATAACTCTGACATGAGGTGAAGTTCCTCTTCTATAAGTATTATATGTGTCTTGTTTGAGAACTTCAATTTCATCTCCTTCTGATAAAGAAACAAGAGAACTATATGTTTTTGCGTTAAGAAGATTGCCTGACTTTTTTACAGTAGTCTTAACATCAGAACCCTCAAAATATTTTTTCCAGGCCGGCTCTCCTGAACTACTCATCCTTCTTTCCCTTCAGAAGTTTTTGCAATTCTGCCGTGCTACCAACAAACAATGCATTTGTAACTTTCTCAGGAACATTTTTGACTTCTTTTGTAATGTCTTTGACTTGTTGATGAAGATTCAATAGATTATTATTTTGTTCCCCAATAACTTTAATGAGTTGACCAACAACTTCATACATTCTTGCATTACCATTTTCTTTTGCTTCCATGAGTAATTCATCAAGAGCATCATGCCCACGTTCAATCACATTGTAATAATTTTCTCTTGCATATTGATAGTCTGTGTCTAATTCATCATCACTTTTACGAGGTTCAATCTTTGGTGGTTTCTCTCGTTCAATCACCGCATTTTCTGCAACATTTAATATCTTGTCTAAATCTTCAAATCCACTCATGAGTCTACTCCTGTTTCTGGGTCACTATCTATTGCAGGATTAAATATTGTGATAGTTGTATTAGCATCAAACTCACCTGATGGATCTACATTTGCATCTTTACCTCCTACAGGTGTAATATTGATTCTGCTTATTGTATCACCCTGAACATCGCCTGTTTCAAGAAGAAAATTATCTCCATTTGTAGAACTATCAAGTGTTCCATCTTCTAATCGTATATAATCTGTATTCATTATGGTACTAGATTCAAGTCTTAATTTATCAAGTTCTGGTATTGTATCACCCAAACTATCAAATTCATGAAAGTCAACTTGTACACTTTTGATAATTTTACCACCACCTTTGATATCAGGATATAAAAATCCTTTCATAAAAAAATCTATTGTCCATATCAGTGTTCTTCTTGTGCCAAACTCACCATCAAATGTATCTTCCAGTGAAGCAGAATTTATTGAAATTGGTACGTCTAATTTTATTCCTAAATCAGAAACAGCATTAATCGAGACATTAAACTCAGGTGTAAAAAATGGTAAAATCTGTTCCAATATTTGAGTGCCGTCTTCGGCATTATCTACAAAAACGAATAATTGAAAATCCATATTATATGGAACAGGATTAAACATTTTTCTAAGTGTGCTTCCACCTTCTGATGCCGTTGCTCTACCCAAAATTTTACCAACAGAATTTAATTTTCTTATAGGATCATATGTAAGAGATGTCAATTCAAAACCCATACGTGGTAATTGTATGGCGACCTGTCTATTAATATTTGGATCTTGTCTTATTCGTGTAAGAAATTTTTGTTTTGGACCGTATGCAATAGGAACTTTTTGTCTAGATACAACATCACCAGACGAATTCTTCTTTTCTATGTTTAGA